CAACCAAGACCATCGGCCACGTCACGATCTCGGCCAGCGACGAGATCCTCGCCCTGACGCCGTTCGTGACGACCGCTGCCACCCTGCTCGACACGCGCATCGACCGCTTCGTGCTCGAGACGCGCCCGCGCAACGAGATGCCCGTCTACGGCGTTGACAAGAACGGCAAGCCGCTCTACGCCGAGGGCCACTGGTCCGACCGCGCCAGGCGGATGCTGTGCGCCCAGGACCTGTTCGATCCGTCTCCCGCGCTCAAGCGCGACAAGACGCTCGGTCACGAGTTCGTCCATGTCCTCTTTTCCGACTGGCTGGGCAAGTGGCACCGCAAGCAGCTCCTGCCGCTCATCACGCCGCCCGCGGACAACTGGAACGACACGACCATCGGCGATCGCCAGGAGGGCTACGAGGCCGATCCGTCCGAGGCGCTCGCGTGCTGGGGCTCGGCGGCGCTGTTCGGCTGGGACAAGCCCGCCTACTCGACGCTGTACCTGCGCAAGATCCTGGCGACCAACTTCGCCAAGACCAAGGTGCTCCTGCTCGCCACCGCCCCGTGAGCGTGCGCGGCGACCCATGTGGTTGCCGTGACGGCCATAAGTGCGCCAACCTGACCGCTGAGCGGAAATGGGTGCGCTGTCGTCCGTGCGCGATGGGCAACCACGGCGGCGTGTGCAATAGCTACCGCCAGGAGTCCGGTTTCCAGCTCAACTGCCTGTGCGGCTACGACCGCGTAGATCATCAAACGTAGCCGTTGTGATGCACATCTTGGTGCGCACAGGTTGGTGCCTGGGCGTAACCTAACCGGATGCGGGGAGCAGCTTGATCGCCTACTTAGAACTGCCCATACCAGGGATCTACACGGTCAACGGCCACGACGTCCTGATAGTGGCCATCGTGGCTGGGACGCCCAACGACGGCGACCCGCAGATCTCAGTCGTGTACGTCGACCAGGACGGCTCTATGGGCCAGGCCAGGCTCTCCGAGATCAACGTGAACTGGCGTTACGACGACGACCGCCACAAGTGGATCGACGTCAACACCGGAGAGGATCTGGAGAGTGACGACGATGGCGACTCGGTCTAACGTCAAGATGGTCTCGATGCGCGACTTCCGCAACAACTTCCAACGCATCGACGAACCAGTCAAGGTAGTGCGGGCACGCGGCGACATCGAGGTGATCGGCACCTGGACGCCGGTCAAGAAGAAGCCCAACGGTCACGAGGAGCCACAAGGAGAGAGCTGACATGGATCTGCACCCGATCGAGATGGACGTCGCCGAGGCCGAGCGCGCTTTCCGCGCCTACCGCGGCGAGTTTATGAAGAGCCGCAACCAGATCGACGCGGAGATCATGCGCGGCTACAAGGCCCTCTCGGAGGGCAAGAAGCTGATCTCGGCAACCGAGGCAGTCATCGCTGCGGGCATGGACGACATGGGCCTGCCGCGCCTCGCAATCAACCGCGCCGACGAGGATCACGTCCTGCTCGATGCCGATCGCGTGGGCCTGCGCTTCTACAACCGCACGCGCGCCCACCCGATCCTGATCGCGGCCGAGGGCTACACGCCGCGCTGGAACATGCGCGCCGTGGCGCCGATCATCCCGCCGCAGTACCGCCCGCCCTTCCAGCTCAGCAACTACCACCTACTGTGGGAGGTCCAGGGCTGGACACCGGCAAGGCGGCAACCGCGCGCGGACCCGGCCCTGCTCAAGCACATCGGTGGCGACCTGTACGCCGTGCTGGCGATCTGGGACCTGACCGAGCTGGAGAGCCGCATCCTGGGCCTGCTGCGGCAGTAGGCCGTAGTACCATCGCGCGGAAACCCCCTGGTGCCCCGAACGGACGGGAGATCGCCGTGGATTTAGCGACCGCCGCGATCACCGTCCCGATCGACAGCATCGTGCCCAATCCCTGGAACCCGAACGTCCAGCCCGCCTGGATCTTCCAGAAAGAGCTGAAGTCGATCAAGAAGTTCGGCTTCGTCGATCCGCTGACCGTGCGCGAGATCCGGGACGACAGCGGGCGCGAGGTCGAGTATTACCAGATCGTCGACGGCGAGCACCGCTGGAAGGGCGCCAAGGAGCTTGGCCTGACCGAGTTGCCGGTGTGGAACCTGGGCGTCATTGACGACGCTGATGCCGAAGAGCTGACGGTCGTGCTCAACGAGACCAGGGGCGCGCCCAACGAGACCAAGCTGGCGATGGTCCTCGATGACCTGATCAAGCGCCGCGGCGACGAAGACGTCGTGCGCGACATCATGCCTTTCAACCGCACTCGCTTTGACGAGATCATCGGCTCGATGCACGTCGATTGGGACGCGCTCGAGAAGCGCCGCGTGTCGTTCGACGCAACCGAGGGGCGCTGGAAGGAAGTGGTCTTCCGAATGCCCCACGACGCGGCCAAGGTCGTCGAGGACGCCATCGCCCGGGTCAAGGACCAGGAAGACTTCAAGGACGACTGGAAGGCGCTCGAGATGATCTGCGCGGACTCGCTCGCATGAGCCGATCGAAATACGACTATCCGATGCTCGAGCGCATCTTCATCACGTCCGACGTGTCGATCCGCCAGCTCTGCGCCGACAACGACATCGTCAACTTCTCGTCTGTCGCCCAGATGGCCAAGAAGCTCGAGTGGAACCGCAAGCGCGCTGACTACAAAGAGGCGCAGTTCAAGCACGACATCAACGAGCTGGCGCATCGTCGCGCGATCAAGCTCCAGGAGGTCTACGACGACCTCGTATCAGTTATCCAGGCGACGATCATGCGCATGGCCAAGAACCTCACGAGCGACGACTACCACGTCTCGGTCAGGGATCTGGGCCTGCTGATCGAAAAGCTCCAGTTGCTCACGGGCGGGGCGACATCGCGTGAGGAGGTCCACAGTTTCAATCTCAGCGCCGACCTCCCCGCCGACGTACTTCGAGACATTCAGGCAGCAGCTCGAGCGAACGGAGCTGGAGTCAGCACAGTGGGACAGTCTGCTCTCCCTCTCGCTCCGGGGACTATCAAAGTCAACTGACGCCTGGCAATCCGAAGATCCGGTCACTCGCGCGATCACGCGCTACGAAGGCATCGAGGGGCTCGTCAACTTCGGCGAGTACGTCTACGGCTACCGACCCGCACCGCACCACGCCGAGATGCTCGCCTGGATCATGGCGCACATCTACCGGCGCAAGAACGGCCTGGTACTCGAGCCGCGCGGCGCCGCCAAGACCACCTGGGGCAACACGATCTTCCTGGCCTGGCTGATCGCGATGTTCCCCGATCTGCGCATCGGGTTGATCTCGAATACGGCCAAGCAGAGCTACGACTTCTCGAGAGCCATTCGCTACACCTACGAGTCGTCGAGCCATTTCCGCGAGGTCTTCGGCGATTGCGTGTCGCGGACGAAGTGGACCGACGCCGAGTGGTTGCACAAGGACAGTCGCTGGCACGGCTCCAAGGACGTCACCCTGTTCGCACAGGGCGTCGGTGGCGCCATCATCTCAAAGCGGTTCGACCTGATCCTCTTCGATGACATCCTCGACGAAGAGAACACGTCAGACCCCGAGCAGCGCGAGAAGGTCGACAACTGGTTCTTCAAGACGCTGCTGCCGTGTCTCGTGCCAGGCGGCGTGGTGGTCGGGCTGGGCACCAGGTGGGCCGACGAGGATCTGTACCAGACGCTCACCACGCCGCGCGCGCAGGGCGGCAAGGGCTACGACGAGCTACGCCAGCAGGCGCTCACCCAGATCGGCACGACGGCCGAGGGCGAGCCGGTGTACATGAGCTATTGGGAGGAGCACTGGAGCGTCGAGGCGCTGCTCGATAAGTGGGAAGAGCTGGGCACGCCACTGTTCATGTGCGCGTACCAGAACGACGTGCGCGGGTTGATGGAGGGCAACGTCTTCCGCAGCCAGAACTTCCAATACTTCGAGTTCCTGCCAGCCGGTCACACGTACACCGTGCGCATGGGTGTCGACCTTGCTTCTTCGGAAAAGGAGCGCGCTGACTACACCGCGCGGGCGGTCACGGCGCAGGACGAGCTGGGCAACTTCTACGTCTTATCGGTCTATCGCGACAAGCGCGAAACGGGCCACGCGGCATTCATCAGCGATGGCTACAACGCGCACCCCGAGACGTCGTTGGTGCGCTGCGAGTCGCAGCAGTACCAGTCGACGCTCATTCAGGAAGTCATGCGCGACTTCCCGTACATCCCGATCGAAGGCGTCAAGCAGGACGTTGACAAGGTGACCCGCGCTCGAGCTGTCGCAGCGAAGTACGAGGCGCACAAAGTCTTCCACCACATCTCGCTCAAGCAGTCGGATTTCGAGCTGGAGTTGACGGGCTTTCCCAAGGGTCACGATGACCAGGTGGACGCCCTCGGACTGAGCATGGATCTTGGCGGCGGCGGGTTCGTTTTCGGCAGCGTGAGGGGCTGATGAACAACTTCCCGTCCGTCGTGACCATGCCATTCACCGATGGCGCTCGCGATGTTCCCGAGCACATCGCGGTGCTGCTCAAGCAATACAAGATCCCGACCCATGAAATGACCTACGACAAGGCGATCGAACGCATGAACTGGCACAACGCGGAGAAGGCGGTGAGCGACCAGTTCGCCAAGATCCAGACCGATCACCTGACCAGGTTCGGCACATGAGCGCGCTCGACTTCATGCGCCAGGTGATGACCTACGACCTGCACCGCGAGCTGATCAAGGCGGCCAGGCCGACGCCCAAGGCTGACCTGGATCGTGCCTCAGTGGCGGTCTCGTTGCAGCTTCCGGCGAAGGTGGGCAAGACCAACGTCGCGCTGTACCGCCATTGGGCCGAGCACTCCGAATGGGTGCGCTCGGCGATCAACATCCGCAAGAGCCAGATCAGCCAGTCCGAGTGGGACATCGGGCCGTTCGACGCGGACAAGCCCTACCCCAAGCGCCAGGCCAACATCCTGCGCGACATGTTCCGCACGCCGAACCCCAAGGACGGCGACTTCCGCACCTTCGTGGAGCAGGTCGTCGAAGACATCCTGGTGCTCGATGCGGGCGCGATCGAGAAGGTCCCCAGCCTCGTCGGGCAGACCGTCGAGCTGTGGCCGGTCGATGGCGCCACGGTCAAGGTCAGTCGCTATTGGGACGGCGACAACGAGGAGGCGCGCTACTTCTGGTTCCCCGACAACCAGCAGCGCGCCGCGTGGTTGAACAGCGAGTTCATCTACATGATGCAGAACGTGCGCACGTATACGCCGGTCGGCCTATCGCCGCTCGAAACGCTCAAGGTCGCCATCGACGCCGAGCTGTCGGGCATGAACTACAACAAGAACCAGGTCGAGAAGGCCGCGCCAGACGGCATGATGGACCTGGGCGAGGGCGTGCGGCCGGAGCAGGTCGACACGTTCAAGGCGTACTGGAACGCCGAGGTGGCGGGGCGCAGCACGATGGCTTTCATCGGCGGCTCCAAGAACCCCAAGTTCATCCCCTTCAAGGGCACGAACCGGGACATGCAGTTCCTCGAGTGGCAGATCTACCTGGTCAGGAAGATCGCCGCCGTGTTCGCACTCACACCCCAGGACCTGGGCGTGACCTTCGACGTCAACCGCGCGACGTCGGAAACCCAGGCCGAGCAGTCAGAGGACCGCGGCTTGCGGCCTCTCCTTGGGCTCG